AGCATTAACTCTAATATATCCACTTGAAAGAAATTCAACATTAAATGATTGGTCAGCTTCATCATTTGTAGAAAATATTATTGCTCCTTCAGCAGTTGATTTTTTAACCCAAAATCCTAATGAAAAATCTCCATCTGTAATTTCTGGATAAATATTAGCATCAGAAATTGCAGAAACAATTGATGTATTAGTAGTTCCAGTAATTCTAAGAGCACCTTCACCCTGAATACCTGAATTTAAATCATTTTTAGCAGTTCCAGAATAAAGATATCCAGCTGATCCGCCAGTTCCATAGTTAGCAATAACTTTAGGTTCATCAAATTTATAATATTGTTCTAATGCAAGAGTTTGCATATATGTGTCTAAAAGAGTAAATGAGTCACGGGCTGATTGAATAGCCGCAGGGAATGTTGCAGATGCAGTTGCTGGTGCTGCTGCATAATTAACTGATTTAGTTGTTGTTATTGATGGCTGAACTGCTAATGCTGATGCTGCTAATGCTGGTGCAGCTAATACTTTATTTGCAAATGTTGCAAGGTGATTAGCAACAAATGAATCCATTCCAGTTGTTGAATATGATGCTCCTGTATAAAAAGCAGCAAAATCTATTTTTCCATCAAAATATGCTGATGCAGTTGTTAAATCTGTTGCTAATAATGAACCAATATTCCATACAGCATACCAACTTGTATTTCCGTATGTTGTACCATGTCCATAAAGTGTTCCATCAACATATACTCTATATCCATCGCTACCATCAATGTATGAAACTATAACATGGTGCCATCTATTATCACAAAAATCTACGCCAGTTGTATATTGCTGTCGTGTTGATGATCCAGTTCTAACGTCTGAAAGTATATTTCCATATTCATCAATATAAACTTTGCTATTGCCTGACCCACTTGATACTGGAATTGATGATAATGTAGCTACTGTTCCAGCAGCAGGCTTAGTTGATTTTTTAAATACAAATTCTTGAATAAAATTACCAAATCCGCCATTTGTTCCAAGACCAGAATATTGAACACGTGCATTAGATCCAAATATATACGAAGCACTACCAGTTAAAGAATCTGAACTCTGTGTTAATGTTCCAAATTCTTGGTTAGATGCTGTAGATCCAGTTACTCTTACAAATTCAGTTGCTGCTGTATCTAAATTAGATGCAACATTAAAAGCTGCCTCGCCTTGTGCTACGGATAATAGGGACATAAAAAAGGACTGCCTTTAGGCAGCCCAGACTCCAATCAAGAATTTGTCTGCTGGGATTGATGAAATGCTTCCGCCATTAATTGTAATAGTAGGAGTAAAGGAGAGGTCAGAAACTACTGGAGAAAATATATCACCAGAAAGGATCTCGACAGTAGTCTTGACTACGCCTGCACAAGCATTTGCTTGGAATGCGCTGACCTCTACCTTTACGTCCATTAGCGTGTTACCTTACGCTACTGTGATTCGAACAATACCAGTCGAATCCCATGTTATTGTAAAGTTACCATTAGTTGAAGACTGGTCTGAACCGAAGTCTACATATCCAATGAGAGCTGAAGTACTTGATGTACCAGTTGAATCATAAACAACTGCATAACGTGCTGTGATTGTTGAAGATGCCCAAGTGGTATCTGCTGCATCAAGAACGATTACGTTATTAGCTGCATCGTATGTTGCTGTCTTTGAAGCAAGCGCTTGTCCACCAGCAGTATATCCAGTACCAGAAACTTCGTATGTTGATACGTCATTCCAGTAGTCATGAACATCTTGATCAGGTGTATAAGAAGATGAAAGTAAACCAACCTTGATTGTATCAGTGTCGAAATCTACTTCTTTATTAAGTGCCTTAAGTAGGAATTGTCCGTATAGTTTAGAAGCCATTAGCTATTCCCCCTTATGATGCTGTCTTCTCAAGAATTGCGAAGCCTTCTGGCTTTGCAACTGCGAATGCACGACGTGCACGAACCTTGAGTAGAATACCATCTGTATCAAATTTAGCGTCCTTAGAAATCATTGATTCAATTCCTGCACGAACACCGTTTACCATAAGGTCAGTGTTACCAACGATAAGTAGTGGATTTCCTGCTGGAGTTGATGTAGCAGCTGTTGAAGTCTTAGCTCCAAGAGACTGTACTAGTGGAAAACCAAATAATGTTGCTGGTGCTCCGTTTAATGGATTCTGAAGAATTGGGCGGTTGTTACTGTCAACAAGTCCACGCAATGCGCTTACAAATGTTGGGTGAGCAATGAATACAGTTTTTGCTGCATCGAAATAGTCTCCTGATTCGATTGTGCTTAACAATGTGTTAAGTTTTGCAAATGTTACTGCTCCTGCTGTTGTTAGAAGGTTTGAAGCTGAGTTGTACTGTGAAACTTCACGATATACAGATGTATAAGGAGCTGTATCAGTTCCGTCAGTTGCAACAGTCACACCTAAGCATGCGTCGTCATACTTTCTTGCCCAGTTGGTTGCCCACTGAGTCTTGTATGTATTTAGAACGTCAATGAATGTATCATTCAAATCTTCTTCTGAAATGTGCATAATTTTTGCCCATTTACGAGCAGATAGAGTAATGTCATCAACTGTTACTGATGCTTCTCCGATTGTTGCGCCTTCTGCATATACATTTGGAGCATCTCCAACAAAACGTGGAACACGCTTTGTTGATGTAGCCATTGGCTCACGACGTGCTTGGCTTTCAACTGCAGAATTCTGCAATGCTGCCTGTACGACGTTAGATGAGTGCTCTTCAATGATATAACCATTGGCGACTGTTAATTCTGTTCTTGCCATAGTAGTTTTATCCTTTTCTTATTAGTTAGATTTTATTTGCTTGAGAGTAATATATTCGTCCGAATAATATTAGATTCGCAAGCCTAAACGTCCATCTAGCTTGCATAGTCCAATTATACAGTATATTAATTCCCTAGTATATACTTTGCTTGTAATTCAGTGGCAGAAAGTGGCGCATCTATATTAGAAGAGACGCCAGAATCAGCCTTGCCTGCAACTATCATTTTTGGATCAAATAATTCAGGAAAATCTGTTTTAAGAGATTCTAACTGCAAATCCAATCCATTAATTTCAAAGTCGTCAGTTAATTCAATTTCTGAAGTTTTAATATACTTCAGTAATTTATCAGCATTTGGAACCCCATTTTCCAAGAGTTGTCTAATTATCTTATCATTCTTTAATCTAGTTTGATTAAGATTTAGTTTTTCTCTTGTAGCAACAATTTCTTGTTCTATGGCTTCTTTCTCTGTCCTGAACTTTTTAGCGTCCGCTTTTGCTCGATCCAAAGCTGCCAACACTGCTGCTGGGTCTTTGATTTCTACGGACGTACCATCCATATTGTCTTCCATTTATTTCTCCTTATGCTTTTGCGTCTGGAACAGCACCCTGCTCATATGCAGTTACTGTTTCACGCTCTATGGCAGCTTGTTCAAGCGCATAGTTATGTGCGTTCATTACTTCAGATGTTGGTGTTAGTGGTTCGCCTGGTTGTCCAAGTGATTCAGCAACAACTGCATCTGCTATTTCTGGGTCATATCCAGCCTCAATAAGAATCTGGCGTAGAGATACTCCAACGCTCTTCTTACGAACTGCTATATCCCAATTATCTAATGAGTCAATTGACTCTGCATTTTCCCACTTAATTTCAACATCTGCTGGAATTCCATCAATTTTAAACATGAATTTAAATAGATCTCTCCATGTTGAACCAAATGAAAGTTGACGATTAAGTATCTTTTTAAACAATGGTGCCTCAGCAACACGCAATGCTTGTCCTGATGGCAAGTGTGAACCATTTAGGAAGTAGTGATTTGGTGTATTTGTAATTGAAGCCATTGAATTTACATATGACATTACTGGGTCTGTAAATATCTTTGGATCTGCCGCTGGGAATTGACCAACTGAAGATACACCCTGTAAATACCAAAGTTGTCCTGGTCCATTTTGCAATGCACCCATATTTTCTCTTGCTGTATCATCATCTGCAAAGTCTTCCATCTCAGAAGCATTACCACCTGAAGATAATGCATATCTTTGTGGTGCTCCTTGATAGTCAACAGTCAACATATGAGTTGATATGAGCTTATTTATAGCATCTTGAGGACCAAAAGCATCTGCATGCTCTGGACGACCAAATGGCTTATGTGTGCGGAAATGGAAAACAGGAATTTCACCCCATGGATTAGGAATAACATCCATTGGAGTCATATTCATATTCATAGATATTGTATCTAGATCACCTTGAGTCATATATTTTTCAATACGATCTGGATAATAAAGATTCATTTTAAGTAATTTAGTTATACCATCATTTACTTGCCATATTTTAGCTGCAAATTCTTTAATTCTTGGATTTTCTTGACTATAAACAATACAAGTATTTATTGGTGAATTATAATCAATACATAATGTTCCTGTTTCATCTGGCCAAACAATTGCATATGAATCACCATATACAAGTGCATTTCTATGAATTTCATTGATATCAAGCTTTAAATCGCTTTGTTCCCAAATTGTATCTATATATTCTTCTGCTTGTGGCGTTCCAGCCAAGATTTGTTTGATTTCAAGACGATTAAGTACTGAATCTACAACAGTTTTTGAAAAGTTAAATCTAAAATCTGATCCCTCATAGCGAAATAACTTATACCAGCGCTGATTTGCAAATACTTCTTGATTATATCCTTCATAATAAGATTCTGCTTTCTTATAATCTTGACGCTTGTTTAAAATTAATTCGAGGGCTATTTTAATGTCTGACATTTTATCTCCTTAAGTAATTTAATTGACGTGCTAATACCTTTGGAGCTTTATTATCTAGAAAATAAAGTACTCCAGAAACCATTGCATCTAGTACGTCATCATGTGAGACCTTTGGAAAGGAATACATTTGTTCTTCTAGAACTGGAAAGTGAGAGGTATGTCGTACTTTCCCTTGTTGGTAAAAATTCAAAGCTTTTCCAGCACGTACTTGCTTTGAGACTGATTGGCGTATAGATCTATATTTTACAGGAATATTTTTGAATACGTCCTGCCATAAATCACCACCCTGGTTAGTTTCAACATATATAACACCAGGATTATATACATCTACAAGTGCTGCCACTCGTTCTGATAATTCAGATGGAGATACTTTCAGCTGAAAAGCATCTCTCACATAGACGTTATCATCGTCTCCTCTGCTTAATACGGCTATTCCCGTATAGTCAGAAACCTTATTTTTTGTTACAGCTGGGTCAATGGATATAATTGTATTTCCATATTCTTCTATTTCATCAATAATTACATCTTCATACATCCAGAAATTACCATCAGCATTTACAGGATGATTCATATAGTTTTTGGCAAAGTCACGCAGGTGTCGTTGGCTTTGAAGCCACTCTAGAGACCACTTCTCAGGCCATACGGAGCGTTCTGAGCCACTTTCATCAGTCATGATGGCTGGATAGTAGTGTACGGCTACATTCTGGTCTGTAATCCATTTTAATTCAGGGCCATCTTCACCCTGTGAGTGCTTGCGAAATTGATCCATCATAGAGTTAGGCATGGTAGTTGTGCCTACAAGGATCATTCTAGCGTAAATATTCATAGGGGCAATATCATCAAAGACTGTATTTGTCTGACGACCTGCTTGATATTCAGAGTAATTCTTTTCACCCTTTTCAATATCATCAAGAATAATTAGATCTGGACGTTGACCAAATACCTTTTTACCTAGAGAGTTTGTATCAATTCCGTTAGCATCAAATATAAAATCATTAGACTGAACAATACGCCAGGAATTACTAGCAAGAGATCTACCAGTAGAAGCGACTTGCTTTGGCGAACATAATTCAGGATAATCTGCTTTAAGATATTCATTTGTCTCCAGTTCATTTTTAAATGTCATTAAGTGAGTCTCCGCCTGAGAAGCAGCATCTGAGAATGCAGCTACAAACTTAATATGTCCATGAGCGGCGGCCCACATAGGAAGAATTAAAAAGATCCATGTTGACTTGCCACATTCTCTAGGAGCAATAAATGCATCTCTTCCTTGTTTAGGTTCTGTGGCTTTATTGATCCATGTCTTTCCATATTCAGCTAGATCCCAATGGAATTCAGATAGAGTCAATTCCCCAGATGCATTCTTCAAATGGTGTGGCAAATAGAGCAAAGCAAATAACATTGGATCATATTTAGTTAATTCAACACGACCTTCAGATATTGTAAAAAGCTTTGGATCTATATCCTCAATATGTTTTGATATAGTATTCATTTTTACTGTCCAAATTTATTTAGAGTAGCAAAAATAGAATATGTAATCATATTTGTCAAGTGGGTGGTCTGTCTATTTGTCGACATATAGATTAATTGACAACCTTTAATGTATTCTTAATAGATTCAGATCTCATTTTGGCTTCATTAAGCATATCTACGATTGCTAAATCAGAGCCATCCTTTGATCTATTCTCATTGATGTTAGTAGATTTACCTTCAATTAGATTGATTGTCTGAATAGCCTTATGTAATGCATTAGACAATTTAGCTATATCATCTGATACCAGGTCATCTTCATATAGTGCTTCTACTGTTCTATCTATTACTGCCTGTGCCGCCAATACTTTCTCTTTATCAGTATAGAATATGTCTAATTGTTTAGTCATAACTGCTAATGTGTTAGCAGTAGGCATATCTACATTTCTTTGCATATAGAACTTCTTGGCTGTATGGTAGGATTTAGGATAGCCTAATGTTCTCATAGCTGGACCAATGCCCATTTCATTTGCCGTTTCTATAAATTCGCTTATTTCTTCTTCTGTAAATACGGGATATCCCATTTATATACCTCTTTTAACATTATTTGGCCCCATTACGGGGGCGTTTCTGGTAAGTTCTATAGATATATCAATATTTGCTTTAGATTTAGGCTTATATGCCTTCTTCTTGGGCTTATACTGATGATCTATTTCTCTTCTAATTCCGTGCTTATTAATATCTACTATTTTAGCCAATTATTTCTTTTTCTTACCTACTGATAATGCAATAGCAATTGCTTGTTTACGATTAGTAACTTTTTTACCAGAGCTACTCTTTAACTTCTTTCTTTTAAACTCACCCATTACCTTCTTAACTTTTTTCTTCTTTCCGGGCTTCATGGGCTTCGTTATCTCTTGGCTAATACTCGAGCTATTAATAGCCATTAACTATCATACTTATATAGATAATCAGTTACATCCTGACTAGCTAATCCACCACCTATAACTCCACCCATGTTACGATTTTTAATTTTACCACCGTATTTTTTAGACTGTTTTTTTATTTGTTTATTTTTAGCTGTAGGTGATAAAGGTTTTTCTGGTTTAGATGTAAATTTAACTGGACTTCCTTTTTTATAACCTTTTATAATATTTTTAGATACTTCTGATGCTTTTTGTTTTGATGATGATATCTTATCTCCATGATTAGGAAATACATGTCTGGTCTTCCTTAAACCTTTGGGTAAAACTCCACCCATTTCATCTCTTTCTTTCTTAGAAATGCCCCTTAACTTATCTGTTACTCCTACAAGATAATGCATTAATCCTTCAGGAGCAGCAGCGTGTGATCTAGGCATTCCAGAAAGACGATTATTTTTTCTTACATATTTTTTTTTCTTTACTTTACCTCCTAATGCTCCCGGAGATCTTTTTTTACTTGTTTCACTCATTAACTTTCTCCTTTTACAACTGGATCAGGCGCACCAGCAGGAGATGCAGCTACAGCCATATCATCTTGTCGAGTCCTTCTCGCTTGATTACGTAGTGTTATTATTGAATTTTGATACTCACCTTGCCATACTGGAAGTGTAGTCCAATCTTTCATATACATTGTAGCTTCCATCATACATCCTGCAAAGAGGGCTGT